CCTGCGCTGACCCGCCATCAGCGGACGGACGTTTTCGGACCCGTCCCCAAGAACTTCGCAGCCGCCTGAAATGCGCACCTCAGTGCCCCCCTACAGGGAAGGGGAGCACTTCCCCCAGCGCCATCCGTGGCGTTCGGCGGGGCTGGCGCAGGCACCGCGCCACATCCCGGCCTTTGACCCTCCTGACTGCGTACGACCTCCCGCCCATGTGCACCAGCCGAACCACGTTCGGCGCCCACAGCAGCCTTTCTTCCTTCTTCGCTCGCTTCTCCATGCCGCGCATCTTGCGCCGGCGTCGTAACGCAAACCACGTTCACCGAGACCGCCCATGAACATCACAGACGCCGCACACAAGACCGTGAAGGACTACCCCGGTGGTAGTGAAGCGCTGGCCGTCCGCATCGGCATGTCCGCCGCGGTGCTGCGCAACAAGGTCAATCCGAACAACAACACGCATCACCTGACCCTGGCCGAGGCCAGCGAGATCATGGGCGTCAGCGGCGACCATCGCATGCTCCACGCGCTGGCCGCTGAGCACGGGTACACCCTCCAGAAGATGGAGGCCGATGGGATGGCATCGGTGATGGGCGCGATGCTCGAGAACGCTGCCAAACAGGGCGCATTCGCCCAGGCGCTGCAGGACGCTCTGTCCGACGGCCTGATCAGCGAGAACGAAATGAAGGCCATCAGCAGCGCCGGCTCCGCCCAGTTGGAGGCCATGATCAACCTGCTGGCACGCCTGCGGGCCGTGACGGGCCAGCGTGGAGTAGGGGCATGAACCGCGCAGCCAATCCTCTCGCCCACGCCATGTGGCTGGTCCGGCAGCGCTGGCACATCGCCGGTTGCCTGCAACTGTTGCGTGGTGCGTGATGGCCCGCATCCGTTCGATAAAGCCCGAGTTCTGGTCCAGCGAGCAGGTGATGGAGTGCTCGCCGATGGCTCGTCTGCTCTTCATCGGTCTGTGGAATTTCTGCGACGACGGCGGGAACCATGTTGCCAGCGCCAAGACTGTGAAGGCCGAAATCTTCCCCGGTGACGATATTTCCTCGTCGGATGTTCAGCGAATGCTCGACGAGCTGTCGTCGAATTCTCTGATCGCCTTCTACGCCAACGGTGACAAGCAGTATCTGCACGTCACCGGTTGGAGGAAGCACCAGAAAATTGACCGTCCTACCTACAAACATCCGCCCTTCTCGGATGATGCTCGACGAGGGCTCGACGAGGCCTCACCCCCGGAAGGGAAGGGAGAGGAGGGGAGAGGAGAGGAAGGGAATGGAGAAGATCTATCCTCGCTTCGCTCGGATTCGTCCGCACCTTCGGCGCTGACCCTCGACGGCGGCACCGACGCGCAGGTCCAGGTGCTGGACCCAAAGCAGCGGAAGACCGCCCGGATCCAGCAGATCGCCCAGGATGCGCAGACCGCGTACAACGCGATCATGGCCAAGCCCGAAGGCCTGCTGCCCGCCTGCACTGTGCTGAACAAGCCTCGCGTGAAGGCCGTGGAGAAGGCGCTGCCGACTGTTCGCCAACTGTGCGTTCGGCTGTTCGGTAGCGAGAAGGTCACCCCGCAGTTCTGGCAGCTGTACTTCGAGACGGCCGCCGAGGACGACTTCCACGCTGGCAGGCAGCCAGGTGGTCCCGGCCATGAGAACTGGAAGCCGGACTTCGAGTACCTGCTGCGCGAGAGCGTGATCGCCAAGCTGGCCGACCGCGCCCTGTCGGAGGCTGCATGAACGCCGCCCGCGACGAAGTGAGCCGACTGTCGGGCCTGTACGGCGACCAGCAGGCACTGCGGCTGCCGCCGCACAGCGTCGAGGCCGAGCAAGCCGTGCTGGGCGGCCTGATGCTGATCAACCGTGCGCTGGTCGAGGTGCAGGACGTGCTGACCGAGGCGGACTTCTACCGCCGTGATCACCAGCTGCTGTGGCGCTGCATCCTGCAGCTGGCCGAGAAGCGGCAGCCGTTCGATGCGGTGACCATCGGCGAATGGTTCGAGGCCGCTGGCCAGCTGGATCTCGTTGGCGACGGTGCTTACATCATCGAGCTGGCCAACAACACGCCGTCGGCAGCGAACGTTCGTGCCTATGCCGAGATCGTGGCCGAGAAGGCCAAGCTGCGTGCGCTGATCGATGCCGGGCACGACCTGATCGATGCGGCCTACAGTCCGGAGGGTCGCAGCGCGTTGGACCTGGTGGGGAACGCCCAGAGCCGTATCGGTGGCCTGCTGGACAACGAGCCATGCGATCTGGAGCCGGTCGCGCCGGTGATGGCCCGCGTGTTCGACCAGCTGTCGAGTGCTTCCAACAGCGATGCCGGCATCACCGGCCTGTCGACCAGCATGGAGGAATTGGACAACCTGCTGGACGGGCTGCAGGCCGGGCGCCTGTACGTCCTGGCTGCACGTCCCAAGATGGGCAAGACGACCCTGGCGCAGAACATTGCGGAGCAGGTGGCACTGCGCGCTCGCCGATCCGTGGCGTTCTTCAGCTTCGAGATGAAGCCGGAAGAGTTGGGCAAGCGCATGCTGGCCAACCTTGCCGGCATAAGCGGAGGCAAGCTGCGCAGCGGTCGGCTGGACGAGGCGGACTGGCAGAACGTCACCCACTGGACCCGCAAGATCGGCGAGGCGTCTCTGCGCCTCAGCCGCCCCCGAATTGCGAAGGCGCAGCACGTGTGCGCGCAGGTCCGCCGCATGAAGGCGCAGGACCCGAACCTCGCCCTGGTGGTAATCGACTACCTGCAGCTGATGCACGTGTCTGGTGATAACCGATCTGCCGGCATCGGCGACATCACCCGTGCGCTGAAGCTGCTGGCCAGCGAGCTGGACATCGCCGTGCTGCTGCTGAGCCAGCTCAACCGCGACCTGGAGAAGCGCACCGGAGACAAGCGCCCGATCGTGGCCGACCTCCGCGACTCTGGTTCCATTGAGCAGGACGCCGACGCGGTGATCTTCATCTACCGCGACGAGATCTATCACCCCGACAGTCGTTGGGCTGGTACCGCTGAGCTGATCGTGGCCATCCAGCGCGACGGCGCCCCGGGCATGGCCCGCGTGTCCTACGAACCGAGCTACTTCAGGTTCTCCAACCTTCCCGAATGGTGGGAGCCGAAGCAGACCAGCGCCTCGGAACCAGCCGCTGGGAACGCGCCGAGGGCTCGCCGAGGGCTCGCCGCTGCATTGCCGAGAGGTGACCAGGAATGACCCTGACCGCCGCAGCGAAGAAGATCCGCGCCAAGCGCGCCCGCCGGCCGATCTACCTGGTGGTGGCGAAGCTGATCGACCCGAACACCGGCGAGCTGGTGGGCGCCCTGGTGCCTGCCCATGAGGTCGATCAGCGTCTGCTGCGCGATCGCAAGTTTCGCGTGGGCCGGGAGATCCGGGGCGAGCTGAAGCAGCCGCGCGACGGCAGCCAGCACCGGCTGATCCACAAGATCGGCCACCTGATGATCGACAACGTGGAAGGCTGGGAGCAGTTGGACGCGCATGACGCGGTGAAGCGCCTGCAGCTGGACGCCGGTGTTTGCTGCGAAACCGTCGAGATGGACGCAACGCCGGTCATCGCCGCGGTGCTGGACGCCTGCGAGGCGCTGCTGGGTGCCGGCGCCCGCAAGGTGCTGGCCGGCGTGCTGCCGGAGATCCGCACCATCCCGGTCAAACGCGCCGAAAGCCTGTCATTCGACGAGATGGAACAGGCCAGGTTCCAGGAGCTGTTCGACGGCCTGACCGAGTACATCGGCCGGCACTACACCCACGTGATGCTCGACGACGCGCGCGCCGAGTTCTGGAACATGGCCGGGCAGAACAGGAGGGTGGCTTGATGGAAAGCCGCTCAGTGAAAGGCCAGCGCGATCCAGTGTTTTCTTTTCCATTTGGAAACGATCGCCTCGGAGGCAACCTGTTCTGCGTCGAATCGCGCACAAACGTTGTCTATGTATGCGACCTCGCCCAGGGTGGTAACCGGGCCGTATCGGCGCCTTTCCCAGTGCGAAGCCATTTCCTTGGAGACATCCAAGATCCTACCGACAACGGGAAGAAAATCCGCTTCAGTCAGCGGATCCTCAATGAGGGCTGTGCACCCGCGCTGCAGGGAGCTGAATTCGGTGAGCGGAGGCTCCGGAATTTCGGCATCTGGCGTCATCGCCATCTTGAACGCATCGCGGAGACGTTTCAGTCCGTCAACGCGGGCTGCGACTGCACGCACGCGCTCGAAGTCTTCCAGTCGCTTCATTCGAACGGGAATGTACAGCGCAAGCACGATGCCGACGACTGCAGCGACCACCTGAATCCATGTAGCCCACGCTGTTTGATCCATTGTCCCGAGCTTCCCTTTGGGTCGGGAAGGATCATCGCCGGTGGCCCGGTCGGCAGCAAGCGCTGGTGCTGCCCATGAGGACCAAGAATTCCAAGCCTTTCACTTCCGCCGAGGAGCGGCACGTGGAGGCAGTGAAGTTGCTGCCCTGCAGCGTCTGCAGCCGGCCCGGTCCCAGCGACGCCCACCACATCAACCAGGGGCAGCACTTCACGACCGTGGCCCTCTGCAAGGACTGCCACCAAGGCAGTTTCAACGGCATCCACGGGCAGAGACGCATGTGGCTCGTCATGAAGATGGACGAGCTGGCCGCCCTCAACGTCACCCTTTCCCGGTTGCGCCTACAGGAGGCCGCACGATGATCCACCTCACCCTCCCGTACCCGATCAGCGCGAACCGCTACTGGGCCGTGCGCGTCATCCCGAAGAAGCCCAAGCCATTGGCGATCACCTACGTGACCGAGGAAGCGAAGTCCTACAAGGCGGTGGTCGGCCATCTGGCCAAGGCTGCGGGCATTCGCACGCCGTCGACCGGACGCGTGGTGCTGCACATCAAGCTGTTCCCGCACCGTCCGCAGGACTGGGCGAAGCGCGCGCGGAAGGACCCGCACACCTGGGATGACACGGTGCAGTGCATCGATCTCGGCAACTGCGAAAAGGTGCTGTCCGACGCCTTGAACGGCATCGCATGGGTGGACGACAAGCAGATCCGCCGGACCCTGTTGGAACGCATGGAGCCGGACGAGAAGGGTGCGCGGCTGGAGGTGGCGATCGAGTACCTGGCCGCGGCGCCGAGCCTGTTCGGGGAGGTTGCAGCTTGACCACGCCCGAAGGCCGCATGAGGAAGCGATACAACGCCCATCTTCGCCGTCATGGCGTGTGCTCGGTCTGCACCATGCGCGAGCGCGGCAGCAGCCCGGCGCACTGCCAGCGCCGGCCGGACCGGCAGGGGAGCTGCGACACCGACGGGTTCCTGCCGGTGTTCCGATTC